TGGCAGCGGAGTGCGCTGGCCCCGTAACGTTGTTGACCAGCGAGACGACGAATGTGGCTGCGTCCATCTATTCGTCCTGGCGCTGAATCAGCTGGGTCCGGATGAGAAACAGGTCGTCCATCGCCGCAAACACGAGCATGGCGCCTTCATGTCTCAGGTCGGCATCAGCGTCTGGAGTCACGAACGCCACCAGCGCGGCTGCGGCGAGTTCAGGGTGACTGTGGAGACGCCTTAGAGTTTTTTTGCGTCTAACTCGACGGTACTGCCGGCCATCTCGTTGAGCAACGCCGCGATGTTTCCGCCGAAAGCCGGATAGCGCGTGAACAGCGGCTCAACGGCCATGCGATCTGGGTAGACGACGCAGCGCTTCGCGTACGCCTCCATCGCGATCGCCTTGTCTTTACGGTCGTTTGTCACGTCCGCCATAAACATGTTGTAGGTCGTCTTGTCCGGAGACTTCACGACCAACTGCGAGCCGTCAGGAGCGTTGATGAGACGCAACTCGTGGCCCGCATGCGTTGCCTTCAACTCGGCAATCGCGGATTCGCTCAACTCACCCATTTGTGTGCCCCGTTTCTAGTGACTTCACGGCGCGACTAACGCGCCAGCTGACCCGCCGTCGTTGATCAGGTACAGCCCGTTCCAGCAGATGCGGAACACGTTGAGGTCAACCTTTGTGACCAGCGCGTCCGAGCCGAACTTATGACTGTTGTCCTGCTTCATGATTCGGCAGCCCTCGATCACATCGGTGATCACGTCCGCGTCTTCCGCTTCTTTGTAGACGACGGTGATCACAAATGTGGTTTCGCCAAAGCCACCTGACGGGCTCTTGCGAAGCGGCTGTTTGAAGACTTCGTAGTCTTTCTTGCCGATGGTGAACTGGCACTCCGCCTTATATTTTCCGCGCGTGTAACCGCGGATGTAGGCGCCGGTGCCGTCGAGTTGACCAGGGTCGAGACTGTCTTTGTAGCTGATCTCGTTGATCCCCTGGTACGGGATGCCGTCGCGCGTGATAGTGAGCGACGAATAATCGTATGCGACGCCGTTGATGATGCGGCCGGATTGAAACACAGGCATCTAATCAGCCTCCAACGTTCGCGCTGAATGAGAGTTCGTTGATGATGGTCTTCGCGTAGCCGAGCGGCTGAATCGCGACCTTGACCTTGACGGTGCCCGACGCGAGCACGTTGTTGTTTCGGTCGATGGATACATCCAGCGCCGAGACGTGGCCCGTGGTGCCTTGCTCGTTGTCGGGGTCCTGAAGAACGGTGCGCAAAGCATCCTTGTTCTTCGCTTCCCACGAGCCGGCATCGCGCGGGTCGATCTTGCCGCCTGCGATGGTTCGCACGGAGCTCGAAAGGAACGGCAGCAGCGCGATGTACGAGGTGCTAGTCGCCGCGTCCATCACTCGGCCGTGCTGCCAAAACTGATAGTCAGACCCGACTTGCGAGCGAAGTCTGACGTTTGTCGGGAAGATGCCGGCGACACCCTGATGCGTGCGGAGGGTTGTGAAACCTTCCACGTCCATGAGTTCCGTCAGGTACTCGTTGTGCGTGATGGCCTGGACACCAGGCAACGCGCCAGCGCTGTACCAAGCCAGGTCTGTGCTCAGCAGTCGCGAGCCAGCGCGTCCGGCGAGTGCACGCACAATCGAGCACTTGGGAGACCCACGGCCGACGATTGGCTTGCCGCTGGAAGTAACCGCTCTGCCGTAGCAGATGGCCGAACGCTCCGAGACAAACGCTGCAAAGCCCGTCTTGGTCGTCGCGATGTTGTCGCCGCCAGCATCCATCATGAAGCGGATGGGTCGGAACAGCTGGAACAGCGCGCTGGCATGCGTTGCCATCGCCGCAGCCACTGTCGCTGCGGCTGACGCTGTCGCGAACTGGCCGCTGAGCACAATCGCGGCGATCGGCGTGTTGTCCGCCTTGACCACGTCCATACCTGTCGCCAGGTCGGTCGTACCGAAACCAGGCTCCGTGGTCGTGAACGTGAACACGTCGCCCTTGTCGACGCTGTTCGCGAACGTCAGCGTGAGGCCGGTGTTTGGCAGAGCGTACGTGCCGCCAGACGGTGTGATTGTCTGCTGGGAGTAGGTAAGGCCGTTGTCCAGCGAGTAGCGGAACTGCGAGGTTCCTGGTGCGCCGGTGACCTTGATCTCGACCCGTGCCTCGTAGGCATCCAGCGCGGTGCCGGAGACGGCCACAGTGCCGGTGCTGCTTGCGAAGCGAGTCGCAGTGACGCTGCTGGTCGTCGCGGCAACGGAGGTTGCCAGACGAACCGCGTATACCGGCCCGCCTGCAATCGCGAGGAAGTAGCAGAGGTCTTCGGACAGCGGCCCATCACCGAATGTGTCGATGACATCTCCTGGGCTTGAGAAGGCACTGACAGCGTTAGTCGGCCCCTTCTGCGAGCAGCCCAAGAAGAGATAGTTGGTGATCGCTGCTGGCGTGGTCGCCAAGCCGGGATCGCGAATGATCTGCGTGATCGAAGGAATCGACACGTATTAACTCCGGCTCCGGTAGTCAGCCTCGGTGTGAGGCTTGAAGTCGCTGCCGCTCACGGCTGCGGTGGCTTTCTCGTATTGCTCAGCCGTCAACTCGACCGGCTTCCCAGTGCGCGCGACGAACGCTGCCCAACCGTGGAGTTGCATCGCGGATGCGTGCTTCCACAGGTCTGGGTGCTGTCGACCGCGTGCCGACGACGGGAAGTAAACCTCCGCCCACTTCTCCGGCGTGTTGGTTGTGACCGATGTTTGCGACTGCGAATCAGCAACACCGGGAGGTGATTCCACCGGAAAGGTGGACGGAGACTTAGGCATTTTACAGAGACCTACTCTTTGATTTCCGTCAGTTCGGATAGCGTAAGAACGCCGTCGACGACGGTGGTGATCTGAGTGCTGTCGACGATATCGATCTGCTTGACGTGTGCGTCGAAAGTGCCGTCCAGCAGCGGGACGTTGATTTCCCAGACGTAGTGCTGAATGACGGGAGTGTCGTTCGCCCACTCCGAAATATCGCCCATCCAAGCAGACTGAAAAAACGGCTTGTACGCGGCGCCGTAGTAGCCTTCTGTCGGCGTGCTGCTTTTCTTCATCACGCGCCGAACGGCGTTAGCGCAGCGCACTCTAATTTCGTACGCCTCCGAAAACGTTGGGGCGTAGTGAAGCGACTCGACAATCAGATGGTCGGTAAAAAGCGCTCCGGCGTTTGCCGACGTTGGCGAGCATTTGAATTTGCTCGGACGCCAAACCACGTAACGGCCGGTCGTTATTTCTTGGCTGCTGGTCCAGAAGACATAGAAGTCGATCGATGGGTCGCCAAGCGCCGTGTAAATGTCCTTGACCAACGACTCAAACGGAGTCGCGTCTGCCGTGACATCAGAAAGGTGCATTGGAGGTGCTAGCGGCTACGAAGCCGTCGCAGACTGCGCGGGCGTGCTAATCCGCGACGGCTGCCGTTGTCGTTTGCCGGCGCGCTTCCGCCTGTTGCTCCGCTGCTCGAAGTCGGGTGCTTGTAGTTTGGAGCGGTGCCGTTAGCGGCAAGACCAAAGTGTTTGACGAATTGCGCTGTGGCTACTGCCTTGAATTCGTTCACCCACTCCCGCGGGAATCCTCGCGAAGCAGTCGGGACCATCTTGCGTGCGACCATCTTGCTGGTGCCCGACTGGTGAAATCCGGCGTAGTCGACGCTTGGTGCAACCTCGAAGCCGCTGGCGTCTGAACCTACGACGTGCCAGCCGTTGCGTAGACGAGTGGTTTCGCCGTGAAGAATCTTGCGGCCATCGTCCGACTTCTTCGGCGCCCAGTGCTCGCCGTAAGGATCGGTCTCGGTCTCAAACTCTTCACCGATCAGAGTGAGCGCAACCTCGGACTGAATCCGAGACATGCTGCTGACCAACATGTCGCTCGTTTCGAGCAACTGTGACCAACGGTCCAACTTCTGAGCGAAGTTGCCTGACGTTTTGATAGTCACCAGCCCCTGCTCGGTTGGCTGACTACGTATAGGTCGAATGGTGAGCCGACTTCTGGAGTGTCAGGGGTGGCGTCGACCAAGCCAGGCGGACGCAACTTGCCGGTCGCGATTCGGTTGAGCCACGTAAGTGCGTCCGACCGAGCGATCTCAATCGACTCTTGGCTGCCGACAGCAATGCCTCGGAAGCGGAAGACTTCGAACAGCGCCAAGCGGGCGATATGCGTCTTGGTCGCGTCGTCGAGCGCCACGATCGGAAGTGTGGCTGCGCTGGCTAAGTACCCCTCGGCCTCTGAACTAGCGGTCAGACATGCTTTGGCGAGGTCTGCGAGTCCAAGCGTGTCGAGCAGATTCCGGCCAGGCGCTAGCGCAGCGATGTCTTTTGGCAGGACATACAACTGGTGCGCTTTGCCGGTGACCGAGAACGTTGCAGACGTCGCCTGCCATCGCGCACGCAGATAGCGGTTGCCATCCGGGACAGTGAGCGTCCGGGCACCTTGCGCCGTGACAGAATTGAAGTACCCAACCGGCGTCCATGACGAAAGCGTTGGGGATGACTCGACCGTGACGCTCAACGTCCCGGTGATTGCCGTTACGTCGAGTTGGATCTCGGTGTAGGTCCTAAGACCAACATCCGTTTCCGCGCCAGTGCCAGCAACGGTCTCGGCTGCACTTGCATGCAGCGTGATGGCGAGCGGGTTTGGCATCAGGGAACTGGAAGCGTTGACCAGGTTGCTAGAACCGCCTGAGCGTCGATGGGAGCCAGTTCGAGATTGCGGGTGAGTTCATTCACCGTCGCGCCGAACAAGTCTTCCCAGGCGCTGTAGGCTCGCTCCTGGCACAGGGCTAGGAACGGAAACCCGACAGGCAGCGGAGTGCTGCCTGTTAGGCCGTCGTGTAGCGCGCGCCACGTGCCGGCCAACTCGTAGTTCTGCAGGTCCATATCTGCGTGAAACTTCAGCAGCAGATAGCGGCGGTAGGACATACCGCGCTCGACTACGAGCGGCTCGGTCATCAGCGGCGCTTTTGATTGTCGTGACGGTGCTGCTGTTGCGGTTGCGAAGGAGCAGCAGCGGTTGGCTGCGGGGCTGGCGCGGGCTGCTCTGCTTGAGCAACCTCAGCAACAGGTGCCTCGCCGCGCATTTCTGCGAGTTCCTGACGCATCTGCGCGCGCTCAGCGGAGATTTTGGCCGCCCGCTGAGCGTGATATCGCGCGTAGATCATCAGGCGACCACGAAGAACGGCAGGTGGATGTACCCGGCACCGGTCGTGAACACTGACGCAATGCGGTCGAAGCGGATGGTGTCGCCAGCCGTCAGCACGACGCACTTCGGAGCGGCCGAAACCTTGGCTCCGACCGTGCCTTGCTTGAAGCCAACGGTCAGCGTCGCCAGCAAGTCGCCTGAAGCGCCGCCGTGGACGTCACCCTTGGTGCTGTATCCGGAGTTGCTGGATGAGATGCCAATGGCGCTCGACGTACCACCGGTCCACGCCGTCGTAACCTGCCACATCGCGTTGCTGAACATCGCGATGGTGAGACCAGTCGGGACGGTGTAGAGCACGGCGGCGTCTGCCAGCGTGTAGTCGATGGCAAGTTTGAGGTAGGCGCGCTCGCCGCCTGAGCGGATAGACGTGCCGTTCTCGTCGTTGCGGACTTGTGGAAAGCCAAAGGGCGAGTGCCCGATCGAAGGTGCGGTCATGGTGTTTGGTTCTCCCTAATCACGCGACCGAGAGGTCGAGCTGGTTGAGGACCTTGACGGCCCCGGACTTGGACGAGCCGGGCAAACGCTGGTAGCGATGCGGCACGAAGTAGTGGTGGATGGCCGCGATGTCCGCGTCTGCGAGGATGTCTTGGCCGGTCAGAACGGAAGGATCGCCCTTCGCCCAGATGACCAACGAGCGCTCCTTGAGCAGATAGGACTCGTAGTTGTACGTGGTACCAGTGGTCAGCGTCTTCTTGCACTTGTCGCTGACGACGACGAGTGCGCCGCCCCAACGGACCGGCTTGTAGCCGTCCGGACCTTCGGTCTCCATCGACACGATCGGGCGCTGAATGCCGTCGACCTGCTTCAGGATGTTGAAGTACATGTCAGAGTGAACGGCGATGAGCGCGATGCGCGTTTGCTCATCACCCCACTTCTGGCGCGCGCCCAGCATGTTCTTGTAGCTGAGCGTCTTGTCGGTCAGGCCGGTGCAGTCGTGGATGTACGCGTTCGGGACGTTGGTCGACGCAACGTCGATCAGCGCCTTGTCCCAGCGACGAGTGATGACTTCGCGGATCTGACGCGCGCCTTCGGCATACGGGTCGCCCCATGATGCCCACTGCGCCCACTGCGTGATCGCAAACGACTTGCCGGTGTGGATGCAAGTCGCCGATTCGCTGGACGAGGTGAGACCTTCCGGCGTCAGCGCGTTGCCTTCGGAAACGTCTTCGGCTTCACCGAGCGTGCCGAAGTAGGGCACAGTTACGGTGTCGCCGCCTTTGGCGCCGAGGAACGACTTGTCGATTGTTACTGCACTTGAGCCGTAGAGCGCGGTCGCGCCTGCGAACTCTCCCTGGATTGCTTCGCGAAGCAATTGCGGGATCAACACATCAGAACGTTTCGTAAAGCCCATGATGTTCTTGGGTCCTTATTGGGGTGAATGAACGCCGAGCTCAGGCGCTTGCGCGCTGCTGCTGGCTCTGAGCTCGGGGCTCCCCGCGCTCGACGTGGTTGGCCTTCATGGCGTCGAAGGTCGGCCGGTCATTCAGGAACAGGTCCTGCTTCTCCAGCCCGCTCATGTGTTCGTACGCCTTGCCGTTGAACAGCATCGGCGCTGGCATCGTGTTGGCGTTGCCGCCGCTGGCGGCGCTCTGCGACACAGCCGGCTGTTGCTGGATCTTGTCAGCGCCCTGCATCTGGATGAGGTGCGGAGCGGCTTCGAGAAACGCCTTGAACGCTTCGAGCGGCTGCTTGGCCCACATCGTTTCGAGTGCCGGCGTGAGCTTGCGGCCCTTCGGGTCGACCTTGTCAGCGGCGATCAGAGCAGCGCGCTCTTGAGCCTCGATGGACAGCGCTTGCTCGTTGAGCTTTGCCGTGAGCACCGGCACTTGTTCTGCCGCTGCTTGCAGACCGCGGACTGCGCCGAGAACGGCTTCTGCGGTTGCTGCCTTCGTGAGTGACTTCAGTTCGCCGGCAAACGCTGCGAGGTTCTGCGCGGCTGCAATCACCGCGGACTCGTCAGTTTCGGCCGACAAACCCATTGCCTGGGCGATCAGTTTGACTGTCATCTTCTGTACCTTCGTGCGGCCGGCCGATGCCTCCGCGATTGACGCAGCGGAGGGCTGCGGAACTGTTTGAGTGCGCTGGTCGAGCACGTGCTCCATCACCTCGCGCACGGTCTCTTTGGTCAGCGGGATTTCGAGTTGCCGGTCGTCTGCTGGCTTCTCTTCCGGCGCTGCTGCCGGTGGCGGCGGCACTTCTTCGTGCTGCTCCGGCTCTGGCTCATCCGAGCCGCCCGCGAAGAACGCTGGGACCTTGCGGTAGCCGAACAGCGAGAAGTCGAATGCCGCGGCGACCTTCAGACCTTCCATGTCGCTGTCACCAACTACGCTGTCCGCGAACTTGTCTTTGACCGCCTGCTCGGCAGTCATCCAAGTCTCGTCGGCCATCATCTGCCGCACGGCCTTCTTGGTCTTGCCGGTGCGCTTGGCGTAAACGCTCGCCATGCCGTCGTTCAGCGTCTCGATGGCGTTGGCCAGCGTCTGCAGCTTCTTGCCGTCCATCGGGACGTTCGCGCTTGCTGACGCTTCGTGGATCATCATGGACGACCCGACGTGCATGCAGACCGTCTTGCAGCCCATGGCGGCAATAGAGGCAGCGCTTGCTGCTACGCCTTCGATCTCGGCTACCGTCTCAACTTCCTGTTGAGAGAGGATCGCGCGGATGGCCATGCCTTCGTACGCGTCACCGCCGGGCGAGTTGATCTTCAGGCAGATCTTCTTGACGCCTGGGTTGTACTTTATGGCGTCAGCGACTTGCTCCGCGGTGCAACCGCCGAACATAAAGCCGCCGCCGATCGCGCCGTAGACGCGGATGTCCAAGCAGTCGCCGCTGGCGAGCGCTTCAAAGGTCTTTGTCATTATGAAATCTCAGCGATGGACGGTTCAGTCGAACTCGTCGCTGTCGTACTGACGCTCACGAAGTCGGAGCGCGGTCTTGGTTACGTTCTCAGTCCAGAGAAGTCCGATTGGTCCGACAGCGAATCCCCACACTCTGCCGACCATGACGACGCGTTCGCGAAGCACCGCATGTCCGAGTCCAACGTCATGGCCGAGCAGAAGTGTCAGCGCGCCGAATCGGTAGAGGCGGTTTCTCACTCGTCTTCGGTTGGCTCTGGGGTGCCACTGACGAGGTCGCCTTCGAGATCGAACACGAGGTCTTCGATCACCGCGTCGGCTACGTCGACCAATGTCTCTGCTACGTCGACCTGCTTCATAGCGGCTTTATTTTGCCTGGCGCCTGGCTCATCGAGACGACGTCAGACGGGTAGTTCATCAGCAGGTCCTTGCCGATGCGGTCGCCGTCAACCACAACGCGAGACACGTCGAATGGCGTCTTGATGTTGGACAGGATGGCGTCGGCGGCTTCGGGACTGACCTTGGTCAGCAACTTGTCGCGGAGGTTGCCGAGCAGCGCTGGCTTATCTTCGGCTCCCCACTCGAAGCCGGCTTTAGTCCAAACGTACCGACCAGAGTCGATCGCGTCTAACGCGACATCTTTCACCAAGCCCGTTTTTACGTACGCGTCGATCTGGGCGTTGAACACAGCTTTGCCGATGCCAAGGTTTTGCTGCGCCTCGTTCACAAAGAAGATGTGGTGTTTGACCACGGCGCCGCCGTCCGCGGCTGCTGTGAACTCGCGGGCCAGGTTGCCAACCAGTTCGCCGCTGGCGTTTCTGATTGCACCGACCACGCGCACAGCGCCGCGTTTGGCACTTTCGTCTACTGACGCAATGGAGAGTGTGTAGCCCGCAGGCAACTTCGCCTTTAGACCCAGCAACTCGTCCAGTTCGCGATCGGAGATCTTCCGACCGAACACTTTGTCTCCGACAGTGCCGAGCCTTGTCGAAGGCGGCTCTGGCGGAGCGGCCTTACGAAAGCGCCGACGCTCGCGACCCAGCATCGATTGCTGTTTGCGCGTGTACTCGCGTGCAGCGTGCGGCTCGTACTTGTTGAGGTTCGGTTCCCAACCAGTACGCAGCGGTGGAGCAAGGCCCCAGTCGCCTTTGATCGTTGGGCGCGGTGGTTCTTCTGTTATGCCGTCGCCACGCTTCGCCATGCGCTCGCTGAGCGCGCGGACAGTGGAACGGCAGCGCGGGTGCATCGGCGGCCAGTGCGTGAGCCACCAGGGACTGTCGTGCGGCAGCGTTGTGTTCGCGCACGCGTCACAAATTACAGTTTGGTGCCCATCGAGCACCGTGTCCCATCTTAGGTACGGAAGCGCTCCGGTCACAGCCGGATCTTGCATCTGGTACCAACGCCCAGTGTTGTAGGCTGTCTGATGCGCGTTGATGAACGCAGTGGTCAGGTTCGTCGCGTTGTCGGTGGTGAACTTCTCGCCGAGACTCTTGGCGATGGCAGCGCGCCACTCGTCGATCGGTGTGCCCTTGTCGATCGCCGACTGCAGCGACTCCATCACCTTCTGGACAACGTCGAGTTGCTGGGTACCCGCGATGGTGAACGCTTGCCGACGCGCTTCAGTGCGCATCGCGTCCCACTCGTCGCGGGTGACTGCTAACTTTGTGCGGAACCAGTCGGAGGCTTCTTTGAAGCGCTCTGGATCTGCTGGTGCTGCGTCACCCATCTTCCGGCACGTCTTCTGTCACCGCGTACCGTCCAGCCAAGTCAGCCAGCAAGATGCCGCGCTCGATTAGATGCGACAGCCGGTCGGGGTCCGCTTCGTTCTGAAACGTCTTGATGACTCGATACCGAACGTCTTCGTAGTCAGAAGCGCCGTTGATGGCTGCGAGCAACCGGTCGACGAACGGCGACAACTCGCCGGCCACCAGCTTCACTTGCTTGTCTGTCAGCGCATCGGTGTAAATCTGGCCGCGGATAAATCCTGCAGCGTCTGCCGGGTTGTCACCGCTCGCGAGCATCGCTGTCGCTGGCGTCGGCTTGCTGGGCTTCCGCGGCTGCGGCTTTGGCGGCGTGCGCTTCGGTGGCTTGTCTCCGGTAGGCTGCGGCACCGGAGCACCGTCAGGCTGCGGCTTGTCGCCGGTAGCGTTGCCAGGCTCGTTGTGCGGTATGCCGTCGCCGTCCGTGTCGCCAGGCTCGGCATTCTCGCGAGCATCCAGCGCTTTGGTCTTCTTGAGTTGGACGCCGTACTCTTCTTCGAGCGTTTCCTCGTCGATTTCCCAGCCGGCCGTCTTGAGCGTCAGCAGCGCGGTGGACACAACGCTCAGGCTGTTCGCCTTCGCTTCGAAGTCTTCGTCTGGCTCGGTATGCCAGTGAGGGTAGGGTGCCAGGTCTGACGTGCCGAAGTTGAACTCGGCCCACCAAGACAACGACTGCGACTTGAGCCCCTTGGAGAGCATCTGCGCCGCGTTGCGGACACGACGCCCTTCCTTCTTGGCGTGCTCTTTCGTGGCGGCGAGAGAGCCAGCGCCGACTGTAGTCGAGAGGTTCTGCCCGAGAATCGTCAGCGCTGCCGACTCGTTCGCGAGCCGAATCTGCGCGTGGTAAAGCTGGTCGACGTTGGCCTGGAGTTCCAGCAGCTTCATGTCGCAGCCTTCCGGCAATGCGATCACGGCGTCTTTGCCGGACTCGTAGACGTACTGCGCGAGTTGCCGGCGCTGCTCTGCAGTGATCCCGGAGTCGTGGCTGGAAGTGACGACGACCTTGGAAGTCTTCTCGGTGTGGACGCCAGAATCGATCATGGCGTACTGCTTGAGCAGCCACCATGGAGCGAGTCCACGCCACAATCCGTTGCGCCACGGGCTGTACTCGCTGCTGCGAGTGATGATCACCCAGTTGCCGTCGCCCGCAGCCACTGGCGTCCAGTTGCCTCTAGATGGCTCCCGGACGTGCCAGGCGTGCTTGCTCAGGTCGCCGTACGCGGAGAATCCGCCAACGCCTGGACCCGACTTGGCCTTGAAGCCGAAGTGCTGCGGATGCCACCACTTCAGCGCCGGGACGATGCGCCCGTTGCGCGTCTCGACCCAAGCTTCGTGCTTGCCAAATCCGATGCCAGTGACCAGCGTCCAGATGAGCAGGTTCTTCAGTTCGTCGTCGTCGTACCCGTGCTCCCAATCCTCCAGGAGTTCGTCTGCCTTCTCGGCAGAACCGACGATCGTCCGAAGCGTCTTCTCAAACGTCAGGTCACAGCCGAGCACGTCGTCGGCCAGCTGGCGCAACAACTCGCCAAAGCGGTCGTCGGCTAGTATCTGGTCGCAGAGGTCGGCTACCAGCGTCAGGTCGCCAGCGTCGGCTTGGCGGATCACCTGCTTGAGCAGGTTGGGCGACCACAATACCGTCTGCCTTGGAGATGGCTGCGATATCGGGATGACTTGGCCGTCGCCAATGCTCGCAGGACGCGGAGCAATGCGTGTTTTCGCGACTTTAGCCACCGGTGATTGCTTAGTTCAGGAAATCGACCGGGCCGGGTTGCAACATTGGGACGCGGCGAGTATCGTATTCAACAGGTCAGCGACGAACTTGATTGAATGCGGTGCACGACTGGGAGCGTGCGTTTCGATTGCGCTCGGCACTGCGCCGACAGCGTGAAAACGACGTTGTTGGTTCCCCAACGGTGCCGCAATTACCGCACTCGGTCAGGCCGTCGCTGACCATTTTGTAAACCGCTGGGAGGAAAGCTGTATGCAGTACGGAGTTGTGAAGTGGTTCAACGACGCCAAGGGCTTCGGATTCATCTTGCCCGAAGACAAGAGCGAGGAAGTCTTCGTGCACTACAAGTGCATCGCCGGAGACGGCTTTCGCTCGCTCGACGAAGGTCAGCGCGTCGTCTACGAGGTTGAGGAAACCGCCAAGGGTCTTAAGGCGATCAACGTCGCGAAGGTGGCCCGATGATCCGCTTCAAAGTCAGCATCGAGGATGCGCTCGGCCGCCGTCTCCTGGTCGATGACCTGGACGAGATGACAGCCATCAACCTGCTGTGGAGCTGCCGCGCGCAGGGTCTGCAGTGCGGCAAAATCTCCTACCTGCCGGGGAAGCCATGAACCGCCTTCCCGTCGACTGGCGAGCGCCTACGCAGCCCATCTTCGACCAGGCGCCAACTCAGCCCTTCCGGCTTGTCGCTCCGCTGGAGCAGCGGCTGGAGGCGTTGGAAGCCGAAAACGCTGCCTTCCGCGACGACCAGCAATCGCTGTGCGACTTGCTTGCCGACAAGTGCGGTCAGATTGCGCGGCTAGAGCAAGAACTCGCGCAACTCAAGAAGCATCAGAACCGCGGAGCGTACCGCGTGCAACGTCCGGTGGTTGACCACTTCGGCGCAATGCGGGTGAGACCATGAGCGACGCTCACCAAGTGATTCTCAGCGACGAGGCTAAGCGCGCCATCGAACGTTTGAAGCGGGCGACCGGGGCCGACACAACGTCCCAGGTGATGTGCCAGGCTGTTGGGCTGTACCTGTGGGCGCTGAAGTGCCACGAGGCGGGGATCAAAATCGTTGCTGGTCCGCAAGAACTCGAATTGTTCTCATCGCCACCAGAGCAGCGACAGGACGAACGGCGCGACGCCAAGCCCGCAGGCAAACCAACGCTTCGGTTGGTCCGCTGATCTCTACCCCCACCGACCACCACCACTTCGACCAGGTAACTCGAAAGTCTTGCCGGCTAGCGCTGCGTCAATCGCTGCGACTAGCGCGTCAACCTGGTCGTCGTGGAGGTCCTTTACGCCAGTGAACGACGTAACCTCGTCCGTGAAAACATCGGCCCAGGGATAGGCTTCAGAGTCGCTTGGAACCAGGATGCGACCGTTGTTCCACAACTCCGACGTCTGCTGGGCGCGCGTGTACTTGTCGCGGCCTTTCGGGTCCATCACCGTCAGCGGGATGCCCTTGGCCTTGATGAACTGTGCGCTGCCCTTTTCAGTTCCGCTGGCGTACCAGTAGAACTTGCCGGGACGCTGCGAAGACTTGGCGCGGAGTGTCAACGCGAACGATGGCGCTTCAACCTGCTTGCGCTGCACGTCCGTGACGTAGAACAGCCAGCCGTTTGGGCCTTCGTCAGCGCCAATGCCGCGTTGTGGTGGGACAGCCCATACTTCTACGCAAACGCTGAAGTCGGCGTGCGTCTTCTCGGTGTACGAAAGATCAACGCCGAAGCTGACCTTGAAGCCCGACTCGGGGAGTTCGTGCCAGTAGGTTGGTTCGCGGAACAGGGAACCGCCGCGGGGGCGCGGTTCGCCTTGGTACATCGCGGCGAAGTTCCACTCGTTGGAGGCTCTGCGTTCGAGCAGCATCTCCAGCGGGCGTTTACTCGGCCACAACGCTTCACCTGGTTGACGGTTGTCACCAGGCGGTCGGTGGGTATCCGCTATCGCTTTGAGGTTGATGTACTCAAAGCCGCAGTTCTTGACGAGGTACCCGACTAAGTCATCCGGGTGCCACCGCGTCATCATGACGATGATCGATGCGCCTGGATGGACGCGAGTTTCGAGAACGCTGTGAAACCAGTCCTTGTGATTCTCACGGACCGTTGGGCTCTCAGCCTCTTTGCGGTCCTTCAGCGGGTCGTCGATGACCGCTACGCCATCGCACGCCTCACCGGTCATTCCGCCGCCGACCGAAGTCCACAGCGTCTGCCCGCCCTCTCTGGTGCGCCAGAGGTCGAGATTCTTGACCGCGAGATCTAGGCCAGATGAGTCAGCGATCGCTGCTGCACCGCGCCCTACGCGTTGAGCACGATCAGCTGAATACGTGGCGTATGCGTTGCGAAGTTCGGGCCGCTCGCGGCTCAGTTTCGCCAGAAAGTTCTGGATAACCGAGGTCTTAACGTGCTGCGGAGGCGCAGAGAAACAGATTCGGAGGTTGCCACCAGGAGCACGTTCCAGCGCATCGATGAACGGCGCCATGTGCAGCGGCCGCTCGTACCGCGGAGTCACCCGCGGAATGAAGTCCATCAGCGACTCAGTGAACGCCTCCATCGGCCTGTCCGCTCGGACTGCCTGGAGTCTCGCTCTCGCCACTTCCGTCAGCGTCTGCGAGGAACGCTTCGAGGAGTGACTCGAAAACTTCTCTCTCAAGAACCCTTTCGGCGACATCGAGCAAGCGTTCGTGCTGGTCCTGAACCGGAATGATCTTCTGGCTCCAGCGATGCGGGTGACGACGCTCTAACTTCTTCAGCGCGATGTCAGCCGCCTGAGACTTGGCCTTCGAGAGGTCGAAGACTCTCATCGCCAGCGCAGCGAGTTGCTCCGGATCAGCTGTGTACTCGCAATCGCAGTGCGGGCACATCAGCGTCTTGGTCTCTATCGGCGCCGTGGCTCTAGCGGTCGCTTTGATGTCGGCGATCTCAGCCTGTGCTGCCGCCGTTTCGATTGCCGCTGCGAATGCCTGCGCGTCTGGCTCACCGTTGCGAGCTCGAAAGCGTAGAACGCGGTAGTACGACTGACTGAGACCAACCGCTGTGCACGCCACTTGCGGGTGAGCACCTTCGCCGACCGCTTCCAGAATCTTGGCGCGCTGGTCGTCTGTGATTCGCGGACCGGACATGGAAGCGTTACTCGCGCGCGTGCGTCTTTGTTATTGGGCTATACGGCGGCTCCACAACCCTCCGCTTCCCACTCAACCAGTCCCCGATGTTCCACCACACAGCCTCGGTCGTGTAGATGACCACCGTACCGGCTGCGAACACCGCTAGCAGCGCGATGCCGGCTACGAGGTCGATGGACGATTTCATGTAGGCTGATGGAGCAGCGATGGGCGTTAGCCGCGGTCTTCTCTCGGCGGAGCCATCGAAGACCCTTACTTAATAGGTAGCTGACTCCGTGAGCATCTCTGGACATCTACGGGCATCTTTGGGTGTGTATGGGTGCGGTGCACAAACGAAAACGGCCCACCGTGATGATGGGCCGCGACGTGAAGGTGAAAGGTGGTGCGAGTGGTGTTAGCCAGCCGCCCCGACGCTTTCACCGGGGAGGCTGACCTTGAGGTCAGTTCATGTATTGCTTGCCTGTCATCGTCGCGCGTATCTCGTTGGCCTCGTTGACCAACTGTTCGTAATACGCGCGCTGATTCTCGGCCGGCTTCTGCGCATGCCACTGAATCTCACCTTGCTGCTGACAACTCGGGCAAGCGCTCGAATCGGTCAGTGTAGCGATGTGTTCTTCAGCGACCGTGTTCTCGTGACGCAGGCAGTCGTTTTCCTTCTGCATGGTCGCGATGCTGCGACTCAGTGCACAGTGCTGCTGTCGAGCGACGCGCAACTGCATGTGCAGCGTGTTGTTGGCATCTGCCAGGTAACAGACCGCGAAGAATCCGAGTGCCGAAAGCACAATGAACCATTCCATACGCACCAACTTTCGCCAACCACGCTATCAAGCGAATGGCGGCGGCACACGGAAGGCTATTTCTGGCCAGGGAAGTAGCGTTCGTACAGCAACGCGGCTGACCGTAGGTTCATCTCGGTAACGCCGATTAGACCAGGGTCCCCGTAGTCTTTCGCGTGCTTCCATGTGGACACGACCGACGCCACAACGCGCAGTACCGTTGCCGGATGGGCTGACGGATACTCCAGGTCATCCAGGTTCAGTTGGTCGCGTTCGATTGCCGCCTTGAGTTGAAGGCTATCCATTGGCCTCCCTCACGATCTCGCGGACGGCGTGCGCTACGGCATGGTCGCGGTTCTGGTCGACGTACTGGCGCCGCAACTCCGGGAGTTCGTCGCGCAATACAACAGCAGACCGCCACGTCTTGTCTTCCGGCTCGTACATCAGCACCACCGCATACGCTGAATGTGCCCAGTGGAGCCGCATAAGGGCTGAAGTGCCAAGCGGCTCGACAGATACCAGGTGCGGCGGCAGCTGCCGATGACGGCCCTTCAAACAGCCCTCAACCAGGACTCTGGCTTGCGGTCAGACGCTGAAATGCGGGCCAGAATCATGTGCACTGTCTCAGGATCGTGCTGCATCAGAAGCGCAGTGGTCGTGTACGTTCGGCCGTACGTTCCACCGCCTGACTGCTTGCGCAGAATCCCACAACCCTTTAGCCAACGCTTCGTGCGGTTCTTGGTCCAACCGAATGCGTCAGCGACTACCTGCGTGGGCAGGATTATTGCGCCCTCAAGACTGCTTGTACTTCGTGCCATACTGCTCGTGCCTTTCGCTCTAACTCCACAGCCTGACGTCCACACACCGCAAGCGCCTCGGACCTTGGCTGCTTGGGCTGAGCTTTGTTTACGACCGCGATGATTTCGATGCGCTCCACCGGAGTCAGTTGCACTGAGTTGGCCTCGCGATTGGCTTCATCGATCATCGCGCGGCCTTTGACCGTCAGGTGAAAGAGGGAGCCGAATCGACCGTGCCCAGTTGGCGACCCTGCCCAGCGAGCTCCCAGGTCGCCGAAGTACACCGCGATCACTTCAGCGGCATTCACGGTCGTAGACAGCACTCCGCGACGCTCAACCTGCATCATGATTTTGCTGACACGCGCTGCCCTCGTGAGCACTTCGCTGTCCGGGACGTAGCCGCTGACTTCGTGCGTCTCGGCGGTCGGCCTGGC